GGGCACATGGAAGCGTCGAAATGGGAGGAGAGCGTGGGTCTGAAATTTACCACGTTTTCGCGCGGTGATAACAAGAACAACGGCTCACCGCATGAGCCGCTGACGGAGCTGGCCACAGCCCAGATACAGGCGATGATTGACGGCGCCTACCAGACGTTTACGTCCTCCGTTGCGCAGTATCGCGGTATTGATATTGACGCCGTTATTGGCACCCAGGCCGCGCTGTATTTCGGGCAGAACGCCATCGCGGCAGGGCTGGCTGATGAGATGTCCGATCCTCAGTCAGCCATCAATGCGATTGCCGCGAAATACAAACCCTCGCCTCAGCAATCCAGAATCCAGTTACGAGCCGCTTCGATGGATCAGCAGGCCCGTATGTAACCCGACGCGATGCGTCACCGTAAGCAGCCACATGGCTGCTTTTTTTATGCGTATAAGAGAGAAACAACGATGAACAAAATCGAAGAACTGCGTCACCAGCGTGCGGGTATTAACACTCAGGTTCAGGCCCTGGCACAGATTGAAATGGAAGGTGGTACGCTGAGCGCGGAGCAGCTGGAGCAATTCAGTAACCTCCAGTCTCATTTTGATGAGCTTTCGGCGTCCATTCAGCGTCTCGAAGCGGCTGAACGCCTCGCCGCCGCCACAGCGATTCCGGTGAAGGCTGCGCAGAACGGTCGCAACGCACCGGCTGTGCAGGTGAAAGCCGAACCGGCTCAGTACAAAGGCGCAGGCATGACCCGCATGGTGATGGCCATCGCAGCGGGTAAGGGCGACCTTCAGCAGGCCGCCGCGTTCGCTGCGGAAGACCTGAACGACCAGGGGCTGTCGATGGCGATCACCACTGCTGCCGATTCCGGCGGCGCGCTCGTTCCGCAGAACATGCAGAACGAGGTGATTGAGCTCCTGCGCGACCGCACCATCGTGCGTAAGCTCGGGGCGCGAAGCATTCCGCTGCCGAACGGTAACCTGGCGATCCCGCGACTGGCCAGCGGCTCAACGGCAAGCTATGTCGGTGAAGGCAAGGATGTGAAGGCGAGCGGTGCGACCTTCGATGACGTCAAACTGAACGCCAAAACGCTGATCACCATGGTTCCGCTTTCCAACCAGCTGATTGGTCGCGCCGGGTTCAACGTCGAGCAGCTGGTGCTGGGCGATATCATCAGCGGCATCTCCACCCGCGAAGATAAGGCGTTCCTCCGCGACGACGGTACCAACGACACCCCGAAAGGGATGAAGGCCGTGGCTACGGCGGGTAGCCGCACACTTCCATGGAGTACGGATGAAGAAGTAAATCTTCAAACCATCGACACCTATCTTGATGCGCTGATCCTCATGGCGATGGACGGTAACAGCAACATGCTGAAGTGCGGCTGGGGTATGTCCAACCGCACTTACATGAAGCTGTTCGGCCTGCGCGACGGGAACGGAAACAAGGTTTATCCGGAAATGGCCATGGGTATGCTGAAAGGCTATCCGATTGAACGCACCTCGGCGATTCCGGCTAACCTGGGTACGGGCGGCAAGGAGTCCGAGATTTACTTTGCGGACTTCAACGATGTACTGATTGGTGAAGACGGTGCAATGGTGGTCGATTTCTCACGCGAGGCGACCTACATCGATGCAGACGGGAACACCGTTTCCGCGTTCGCGCGTAACCAGTCCCTGATCCGCGTCATAATGGAGCACGATATCGGCTTCCGCCATATCGAAGGCCTGGCGCTGGGTACCGGCGTTACCTGGTAAGATTCCGACAATCGTGATTAACAGCCCGCCCTGAGCGGGCTTTTTTACAGGTAAAAATTATGGCCACTAAATCCAAAAACACCCCAAAAGACGATACCTCTACCGATGCAAAAGCAGAGCCAGCGGTAACGACCGCAGCAACGGCTGACGCTACGGCACCTGCACCAGACGTTAACGCCAGTTCTACAGGCGATGCCGGTAGCGACGGTGATGGTACCGAACCAGGTCCGGATGGTGACGTTACTGATTCAGCAGGTAATACAAAACAGGACGAAACTCCAGAGGAACGTATGTCAAAACTGACTGCAAAAGTCGCATCGGCACAAACCGGACGGGTTGCGGTGACATTCCTTGGCCCGTTCAGCCGTTACAGCCGTGGCGATGTGGCCTGCTTTGACAGCGCCGTCGCGCAGGACATGGTGGACCGAAATATCGCCGTGTGGGCAAAAGACGCAAAAAGCGCCCTTGAACCGAAAAAGGACGATGACGCGCATGATACTGACATTGGCTGAAGCTAAGACCCAGCTGCGTCTTGAACTGGATTTTGATGAGCACGATAGTCTGCTGACAAGCCTGATTGACGCGGCTCAGCGCAGCATCGAACGCAGCTACTACTGCAAGCTTGTCGAGAACCAGACCCAGCTTGACGCGCTGGCTGATGGCGAGACGGGCTACATCATTGATGAAGATATCAAGCTGGCCGCAAAGATGATGGTCTCGCAGTGGTATCTGAATCCCACTGGTACGGCAGAAGGTTCGCCGTCCGATTTGGGCGTTGAATACCTGCTGTTCCCGCTAATGGAGCATACCGTATGAGTGACCCCCTGCGCCCCGGCGAGCTGAACTGCCGGATAACAATCAGCTACATGGAAACCGGGCGCGGCCCGCTCGGCGAAACGCTTCCGGCCCGTGAGGTAGTATCCGGAAAAGCCTGGTCCAGAAAGGAGCTGGTCTCCGGTAGGAAGGTCCGGACGCTGGACCAGCAGCAGGTCGTCGAAACATGCCTTTTTACGCTGTACCCGCGCGAGGTTGATGTGGACTGGAAGGTATCGACAGCGGACCGGGTATATACCGTTCGCAACGTCGAACGTCTGACGGATCGGATAATCATCACCGGAGAGGCAGATTCACGCCATGATCGAGTCAGCAATTAAAACCGCTGTTGAGCGGATTACCGGGCTGGATACCTATCCGTTGTTGCTTCCGGATACGGTGCAGGAGGGCGCGACGTTCCAGCGTATTTCCGACCCGCAGGTCGGTGACGGACTGAGGCGGAGCGGGTTGTCCGAAGTCCGGATACAGCTTTCGCTTTATGTTGTCGACCGGTACACGTCGCTGCTTCAGTACGACGGGGCGCTATGGGCTGAATGGAAAAGAATAGTTCATGGCCAGCTGGAAGGTGAGCCCGTCCAGTACGTTGAGCGAGGAGGCATACAGCAGGGAAAAACCCCGCTTCCCAACAATCGAGTCCAGTACCGGCTGGTCCGAGACTTCATCTTCACCGTTCCGGAGTAAACGTCATGCAGATGGACATTAAGTTCCCTACCGGGAAGGAGTTCGATCGCCTGCTGGAAAGCATCGATAAAAAAGTTGGGGTGAAACTTCTGCGCGATGCCGGACGCGCTGCGCTTGCGGTCGTTGAGCAGGATATGCGGCAGCATGCCGGTTTTGATGAAGAAAGTGTCGGGCCGCACATGCGTGACTCCATCAAAATCCGAAGCACCAACGTGGCAGAGACCTCGCGTTATAACACCATCGTTACGCTGCGCGTGGGTCCCAGCAAAATTCACCACATGAAAGCGCTGGCGCAGGAGTTCGGCACCGTCAAACAGGTCGCCGCTCCCTTCATTCGTCCGGCGATGGACTACAACGTTCAAAAAATCCTTAAAGTGCTTGCCGCAGAAATCCGGCTGGGGCTCGAAGGGCGTTAGCAATCAGGAGAGAGTAAATGGCAGATCCAGAAATCAAATCCCCCTCAGAGTACGCAGTGCTTCCTGCGGGTACAGAGGTTCGCTACGGTCAGAAAGGCGCAACCATCACCACCGCCTCGCTTCTTCAGAGTGCGATGGCAATTGGTGCCACGGGTAAAAAAGGCACGTTTATGGAGGTGACCCGCCTCATCGACAAAGAGCCGAAATACATGGCCGACATGGGCGAGGGTGAGGATAAAACGTTTGTCTTCATTGACGATCCATCCGATACCTTCCAGGAAGCGCTGCTGAGCGACGCTGCTGCGAAAAAAACGGTGGTCTTCTTCATCAAATTCCCCAACAAGCGCATTTCGGAAGTTGAACTGGTGCTGGCTGACTGGAGCCTTCAGTCGGTTGACACACCGAAAGGCAAAGTGCTTCAGGTCGAGGTCTACGGTAAGCAGAACAGCATTAAATGGTCCGTAGAGCAGCCAGCCGGTGGCGGCGAGTAAATTCCTTTTCCCCGCTTCGGCAGCGGGGCTTTTACGAATGACACAGGACAACAATCATGAACTACAAATCCCTCATTAATCCGCTGAATACCACCGTTGAAAAAACGCTCCTGGGCCAGAAGGTGTATCTTCGCCGCCTGACCAGCGCCGAGCTGGATGACTATAACGACAAAGTTGAAGCCGGACGTCAGGCCAAGCTTCCGTCGCGAGAGCTGTCCGCGATGGGCGTGAACCTTTTTCTGGCTGCGCTGGTGAATGAAGACGGCAGCAAGCCAAAAGCCAGTGAACTCCCCACCGCTGACCAGCTGATGGCCGCACACTCGAACGCCGATCTTCTCGACGCGGTCACGCTCGTTCAGCGCCATTCTTACGGTACGCTGGAGGAAGCCACAAAAAACTAACCGACTCGTCCCATCTCAGGCTGCTGTTCATGCTGGCGGACCGATGGGGCGAGAAGGACCCCCGCAAAATTGCCTTACTTCCGGCGAACATACTGACCTACTGGCAGGCCTATTTCGATCTCCTGAAAACGGAGGCTGAAACGCCAGCGCCGGTTAACTCTCTTCCGGTGACTGCTGCTCAATCTGAAAGCGAGCAGCAATTCGCTGACTGCTTCAGGATATTAGGAAATGGCTGCTGACGTTGCGTCGTTAGCTGTCGCGCTGCATCTCAATTCCGCCAGCTTTAAATCGCAGTTTGCTGATGCTATGCGAACGGCGGACAGCAGCGCTCAGCAATTTAACAGGAAAGTCCAGACGGATAATCAGAAAACCCGGCAGTCATTTGAGGGACTGGGCAAGGGGATTACCGGACTGGATGCCGACTTTAATAAACTCGGCAGAACGGTCGACAAACGGCTGACCGGGCTGGATGAAATGCGCGGACTGCTGGCCAACATCTCTGCTGGCAGCACTGTTGCTGGAAGTTCAATCACTACGGCGCTGGTCTCGGCCCTTAGCGAAGGGATGAGTATAGCGCTGGAGAACAGCATTTCGGGCCTGAAATCCCAGCGACAGGCCCAGATTGAGTTTACTCAGGCTCAAATTAGCGCCGCGCAGGGCTCGATAGAGAACGCCAGGCAGTTGCGTGCTGAAGCTATCGAGAAGCAGAACATAGCGGTAAAAACTATAGAAGCCGCCCGAGCTGATCGCGAGCGAGCCTTTGCGCTCGATGAGCATTTTGCCAAACAGGCTGAGGTGAATAAGCAGTACGGGCTGGCCGTCAGCTATGAAGGCGAACACGTTAAAAACGCCAGAACCATTCAGGAGGCGAATCTTGCTGAAGCGAAGGCAAAAGGCAGTCTTGCAGAAGCGACGAAAACGGTGCTGGCGGCTGATATCGCGGAATCTGCCGGGAAGCAGCAGCTGGCCACTTCGACGCGTCAGCTGGCCGTGGCCAGCCAGGAGCTTTCGTTAGGTCAGCGTGCAGCAGCTGCCAGCGCTGGATTGTTGCGTGGCGCCATGGCAATGGTTGGTGGTCCAGTTGGGCTGGCCGTTATTGCCGTAGCCGGTGCGGTTACTGCTATTTACTCGGCCTACTCCAACAGCGAAGCGGTCATTAAAGGATATACTCAGGCGTTACAGAAGTCCGGCCAGCAATCCGTTATGTCGGTAATGTATCTCCAAAATTTGACCTCCAGTCTCGGTGATTCAGACCGTGCCGTTAAAGCGGTTACGGCATCCCTTTCAGCGGGTTTTGGCGGCAATATGCTGGAGCAGGTTGCCAGCCTAGGTACGCGCATGGAGGAAATTGGCCAAAGCTCAGACGATCTCGTGTCGTTATTATCGAGCCTGAAAGGCGATCCGTTACAGGCGCTTCAAAAACTGACCGACCAGGGGATTTTGCTCAACGGCAGCATGATAGACCAGATAGTCACGCTCGAACGGCAGGGTAAAACCTCTGAAGCAACGGCATTGTTGCAGCAGGCGGCGATGAATGACCTTGATACCAAACTCAAGGAGCAGGAATCGAACGTGGGTGGGCTGAAAAGCGCATGGAAATCGCTGAAAGATTTTGTCGCAGATGCGTTCAAAACGATGGGAGACGCGCACATAGCCACCGCGCAGGCGATGGCTGCCGGTGCAGGCGTTGACCTCGATACCACTCCTGACCCGGCAATCAAGCAGCGTGAAGAGGCGGAAAAGCAATATCAGGCGCAGAAAAAGCAGCGTGAGGAAATCTCGAAGCGTCTGAAGGATGAAAACACGCTTTCAGGGCTGCTAAAAGCCGGGGCATCGCGTGAAAAAGAGCGAGCTGATGCCGTTGCGCTTGTTAATGCCAATTTCACCAAAGGTACGGCTGAATATACGCAGGCAATGCGCGGCGTCGACAAAATGTATGCCGAGCAGAAAAAAACGCGTGAGAAAGCGTACAGCGACGATGCAGCAACTACTCGTCTGAATCAGCTTCGGCAGGAAGAGGCCGCGCTACGCTCCCAGAACGAACAGACCGAGACGCTGACTCAGTCAGAAAAGAAACTGGCGCAGTTCAATCAGGAAATCGCGGACCTCAAAGAGAAGCGCATCCTGACTGCTGGCCAGCGCAGTATTCTGGCGCAGGAGACAGAGCTGCGTCACCAGCTCGAGATTAACGCCAGCCTGGATAAAGCCAACCAGCAGCGAAAAATTGGTCTTCAGATTCAGGAGCAGAACCAGGAGCTTTACCGTTCAACGCTTCAGCTACAGCAGGAATATGCAAATCGCGTAGCCCAGATGATAATGAGCTCTGATGCTTACGATCAGATGGTTGCTGAGCAGCAGGTGCAGGAACGGTTCGCAAAGCTCCGCGAAGAGCGGGATAAAACGATAACCGATCACAGCTCCGAGCAGTACCGGAAACAAACGGAATTATTGGAAAACGAAGAACAAAAGCAACTGGACGTTGTTCGTAGCGGTGCAGAGCGGAAAAAGCAGGTTGAAGGTTCCTGGTATGACGGTATGAAGAAGGGGCTGACAGACTGGCGCGTTGACGCTGAGAATCAGTTCACCCAAGTCAGGGATATTGCCATAAACGCGATGGACGGCATGGGTACCGCCCTCTGGAATGTAGCATCGAAGGGTAAAGGAGATTTTAAATCGCTGGCCGTGTCCGTTATTGATGATATTGGCAAGATGATTACGACGATGCTGATGCTGAATACCCTAAAATCTGGCTCTAAAGCCTTGGGGGTTAGTGACTGGTTCGGTTGGGCTGATGGTGGGTATACCGGCGATGGCGGCAAGCATGATGTGGCCGGTGTGGTTCACCGTGGTGAATGGGTTGTGCCGCAATCTGTGGTCAAAAAGCCGGGCATGCTCAGCTTCCTGAATCAGCTCACTTATGGTAACGGATATGCAGAAGGTGGGCTGGTTGGTGACAACATAGCAAAACCATCCGGAGAAGCGTATTCGCTGCCTGCTTCTGGTCAGGGCAACATCCATTTTTCCTTAACTATTCCTCTTCAGGTTGTACAGCAGGGCGGTGCGAGTCAGGAACCTTCCTCAAAAAGTCAGGAACTTCTGACCAGCGAAACCAAAGCCCGACTCAAGCAGTTTGTTATGGAAACGCTTGACCGTGAACTGGCCAACGGAGGAATGATTGACACCAAAATGAGGACGGCTACCTGATGGCATTGCAGACGTTTACCTGGTCTCCGCGTAATGGCCCTACGGCAGACATTAAGTACCGAACCAGCAGTGTGCAATACGGTGATGGTTATGAAGCAGTAGTCGGAGACGGTATTAACCCGGAAACTCAGTCATGGCCATTAACGTTCACCGGTATGAAGGAGGATATGAAACCTGTACTCAGGTTTTTACGCGAGCATGGTGAAGTAAGAGCATTCAAATGGACTAACCCTTTGGGTGAGCTTGGGCTATACCGGGCATCTCAGTTGAAAGTTACCGCTCTTGATTTTGCGCGTATGACAATTACCGTTACATTTGCTACCGCATATCGGGCCGAGCCAATATAAATTTGAGGGAAATTAATCTTATTTTGGTATGATGTTTTCTTTGAATAAAGGGAATGTTGTCATGCTTAAAATATGTGGTTTTGTAGTTCTGACGCTCGGTGTTATTTGCATCATTATGGGACTTGATATGGATGTTACTGTGAGCTCAGGTGCCAATATGAACGTATATAACACGGGGCTGATTGCTTCCAGATAAATGAATATCTCAATTGGGTGTTCACTTCTTATCACCGGGGCGATTCTTTTGTCAGGTGGTATTTTGAAAGAGGCGATTATCAAGAGTGCCTTATCACATACAAAAGCAGGGATTGAAAGTCCGGCTAATGAATCACAATTTGTAGAGAAAGGCGCTGACGGTAGCTTTATTCTTAATGAAAATGCAGTTCGTCATTATGCTGAAAAATTGCATAAAGAAATGCCAGATAATACGGCCCTCTCCGTTATGGTTACTAATGCACCACATATTGAAAGAATAAAATCGAATATGTCTCCTGAATTGGCTAAAAGGTTTGAAAGACAACTGGAGATAGAATTACAAACCATGAAATAACGTTAAGTAAGGTCCTTAAACCCCGCATTGCGGGGTTTTTTGTTATGGGGGCCGCGCTCCTAAATGAGAGGTTTTTATGGGGATAACCGCTGACGATCAAAAGCTCCAACCTGGCAATGAGATCATCCTGTTTGAAGTTGACGGCACCGCGTTTGGGGCTGACGTCCTCTATTTCCACAACTATGCAGTACCGTACACGGAAGCGGAAATCATCGCTGCCGGTGATGATGAATCAAAGCTCCCTGGGAAGCCGATTTATTGGCAGGGTATAAGATACGATCTCTGGCCATGCCAGATTGAGGATATCGAAGCCAACGGCGACGGAACGCCAGTGTCTCCCAAGTTATCCGTTGGGAACCTGGACGGTTCGATCTCCGCGTTGTGCAAGCTTTTTCAGGATATGAAGCAGGCAAAGGTCACCATCCACCGAACGTATGCGCATTACCTCGATGCCAGTAACTTTCCTGACGGAAACCCGCAAGCCGATCCGACTGCCGAGCAACTGGAGGTGTTTTACATCGACAGCAAAACGGCAGATAACGAAACGGACGTCCAGTTCAAGCTGAGCTCGCCTGTTGATGTGACCGGGCAGAAAGTTCCGGGCAGACAAATGACCAGCCGGTGCGCCTGGTGCTTACAGGGCCAGTATCGGGGTGCGGACTGCGGTTACACCGGCACTAATTATTTCGACAAGTTCGGCAATCCAGTAGATAACCCAGCAGAGGATGTCTGCCCCGGAACGGTTGCTGGCTGCAAGCTGCGCTGGGGAGAAGACGGACAGCTGCCGTTTGGCGGTTTTCCGGCAATTGCGATCACGAGGATTTAATCATGCTGAGCCAGCGACTTATTAGCGCTATTGAAAAACACGCTGCCGCAGCTTACCCCAATGAATGCTGCGGCCTCATTATTCGAGCAACGCGCCAGCGCCGTTACATCCCCTGTAGCAATTCACACGAAAAACCTACTGAGCACTTCATGATATCTGCGCAGGCCTGGGCGGATGCTGAGGATATGGGAGAAGTGCTGGCCATCGTTCATTCACATCCGGATGCAGGGCCGCATGCTTCTTCCGACGATCTGAAGTCGTGCCATGACTCCGGATTGCCATGGGTGATCATGTCGTGGCCAGGTGGTGAATACACAGTGGTAACACCGACAGATAAACCACCGATTCTCAAGCGGCCTTTTATACACGGTAGCTGGGATTGCTACGGCCTCATCCGGGACTGGTATCAGCAGGAGCGTGGCATCGAACTACCTGATTTTCACCGTGACGACAACTGGTGGACACGCGGGGAGAACCTTTACGTAAAACATTATGCCGAAGCGGGATTTTATTCTCATGCTGACGAGCTGCAAGTGGGGGATGTGATCCTGATGCAGTTCAAGGCGGAAGAGATCAACCACGCAGGCATCTATCTGGGCGATGGGAAAATGCTTCACCACATGTACGGAAAGCTGAGTGACGTCGTTCCCTACGGCGGTATGTGGCGAGAAAGAACAATGTTGACCCTGAGGTATCAGAATGGCGATGAACACAGTTGAGAAAATCGTGCTTGTGCGGCTTTATGGCAAGCTCGGCGCTTTATTTGGACGTGAGCATCGTCTTTCCGTTTCTTCGGTGCGAGAGGCCATCAGGGCGCTCTGCATCATGATCCCCGGCTTCGAGCGCTGGCTTGATACAAGTGAAGGACGTGGCGTCACCTACAGCGTGTTTAACGGCTCCCGTAACATCACGACTGAAGAGCTTCGCCTGAACGGTGTGCATGACGTTATCAAGATAGCGCCAGTCATTATCGGCAGTAAAAAGGCGGGGGTATTCCAGACAATCTTTGGCGCTGTGCTGGTAGCTGTTGGCTTTGCGCTGAGCTTTACGCCAGCGGCAGTGGCGTCACCGTTCCTCTACAAAATGGGGGCGGCGATGATGCTTGGTGGCGTTGTCCAGATGCTCACGCCCAGCGGCACACAGGGTATGACGATGGATTCAGGTGATACCCGAAAGAGCTATTCGTTTGGCTCTCCAATTAATCAGTCCGCAGCCGGAAACGGTGTCAATCTTCTCTACGGCAAGCGTCGGATCGCCGGTGTTCTTATCAGCGGCGGTATTTACGCAGAAGAACAGCAATAACGCTTGTCTCGCAACAAGTTTCATTATCCCGCTCAGGCGGGATTTTTTTTGCCAGGAGTTTGCATATGGCAGTAATCAGAGGCTCGAAAGGGGGCGGTGGCGGCGGTGACAAAGGCGGTAATCGCGGTACCGAGATCGCCTCCGTAGCGTACATGAAAATTCTGCTGGCGCTGACAGAGGGGGAAGCCGCAGGAGACTTTACCGGTAAAGATATTTATCTCGATGGTACTCCACTTCTTGATGATGCTGGCAACGAAAACTTCCCTGGCGTGACGTGGGAGTGGCGCAGCGGCACGGTGGACCAGGATTATATTGCTGGCTTCCCGGCAGTAGAGAATGAAATCAGCGTTGGCACGGAACTAAAGTACGGGACGCCGTGGGTTAAATCCATTAACAACACACAACTATCGGCAGTGCGCTTACGGCTTAAATTTCCGAACGGCGTTTATAAACTGCGCGACAGCGGCGGGAAGGATGGCTATCGAATTGCGTTTGCGATCGATATTTCAACTGATGGCGGTTCCTACGTTGAATACGGCACTGATGAAGCGGACGGTATTGCAAATGCAGGGTATGAGCGTAGTTATCGAATTGATCTGCCGGCAGCGACATCCGGCTGGCAAATCCGCGTCCGTCGCCTGACGGAAAATACCACCGATGGGCGTCATGCGGATATTTCGCGTATTGAGTCGATGACAGATATTGTCGATGCCAAGCTGCGCTATCCGCATACGTCGCTGCTATTCATCCAGTTCGATTCGAAGCTATTTGACGGCAGAACGCCAAACGTCACCGTGGAAATAAAGGGGATAATCGTTCGTGTACCGGCGAACTACGATCCTGTTTCCCGCACCTACAGCGGTACCTGGGACGGAACCTTTAAGTGGGCATGGACGAACAACCCTGCCTGGATTTTTTACGATCTCGTACTGAACAAGCGATACGGGCTTGGTAAACGGATCACCGCCGATTTAGTGGATAAGTGGACCCTTTACCAGATTGCACAGTACTGCGATGCGCCAGTTTCAGACGGCGCAGGCGGGAAAGAGGCGCGTTACCTCTGTGATTTGTACATTTCCCAGCGTACCGACGCGTGGACCGTGCTGATGGATTTGGCGAACATCTTCAGGGGGATGATCAGCTGGTCCAACAATCTTTTGTCAGTTGATGCTGATATGCCCCGCGAGCTGGACCCTGATTTTGTGTTCAACAAGTCAAATATTGTGGGCGCGTTTAACTTCTCCAGCACATCGGAGAAGACGAACTACTCATCAGCAATCGTCACCTACAGCAATCCGGCCAACGGTTACCAGGACGATCAGGCCAGCGCCTGGGTGCCGGAAGCTTCGAACCGGTTCGGCTTTAACACCATAGAGCTGTCCCGCATCGGGTGTACGCGGGAATCTGAAGCGCAGCGGCACGGGCTATACGCGATTGAGACGAACCGCGATGACAATGGCGTGGAGTTTAAAACAGGGCTGGAAGGGCGCATCCCGCGTATAGGCAAGGTGATTGGCATAAATAACGCTCCTCTGGCCGGTCGCGAGAACGGTGGTCGTGTAGCGGCAGCCTCCGGAACGAAAGTCACGCTTGACCGTATTACGACCGCGAAAGCGGGGGACACGCTTATCGTTAATCTGCCCACCGGCAAATCCGAAGGCAGGAAGGTGAAAAGCGTCTCCGGACGCGCCGTTACCGTTGAAACCGCTTACAGCGTTACCCCAAACGCTGAATCAGCGTGGGTTCTTGACCAGCCTGATTTAGCCATTCAGCTGTTCCGCGTTAAGCGGCTTATGGTTAATTCGGATAATACGGTCACCATTAATGGCCTGCCTTACAACCCGAACAAGTTTCCACGTGTTGATGACGGGGCGGTGATTGAAGACAGGCCTGTGAGCGTCGTTCCTCCGCGCGGGCAGAGCATGCCGGAAAATATCACTATTTCCAGTTCGTACCGCGTTGAACAGGGGATAGGTATCACCACGATGGTTGTTACGTGGGATGCCGTAAAAAATGCTGTTGCCTATGAGGCGCAGTGGCGCCAGAACAATGGCGACTGGATTAACGTTCCGCGCACCGGCAACACGCGCTTTGAGGTCGACGGGATTTATGCGGGTCGCTACGTAGTTCGAATCCGCGCAGTTAACGCGCTGGATATCGCCTCACTCTGGGCTACGTCAGCTGAGACGGAGCTTACGGGGAAGGTGGGAAAACCACCGATGCCCGTGAATCTTGCCACGCAGCCTTTAGTGTTTGGGATCGGCATTTCCTGGGGATTTCCGTCCGGGGCACAGGACACGCAGAAGACAGAAATCCACTACAGTACAACGGCGAACGGTGATTCACCGTTACTGCTGGCAGACGTGCCTTATCCCTCGTCTGCATATCAGCAAATGGGATTGCTGGCCGGAAAATCGTTCTGGTATCGGGCAAGGCTCGTTGATCGCTTAGGCAACCAAAGCGACTGGACCGAGTGGGTGTTTGGTCAGTCGAGCACTGACGTATCTGATATCACCGACTCCATTCTCAAGGAGATGGAAGAAACCGGTCTCCTGAAGGACGTGGTTGAAAATGCCGTCGACAGCAATGAAAAAATTGCTGGCATGGCTAACGACATCAAACAGGCCAACGACGAACTGGAGCAACAGGCGCAGAAAATTGCCCAAAATGCCCAAAATGTCGGGAAGGTTCAGACCAGCGTTAATGAGCTTTCCAGCGAGGTCGGAGGGGTATCTTCTTCTCTCTCAAAGCTTGAGCAAACAGTGGCGACGGCTGATACCGCACTGGGTCAGCGCATTGATAATATCAGCGTGTCTGTGGACGGCATGACGGGGGGAGTGAAGAACTCCGCCATCGCGATTATTCAGGGCAACCTGGCGCAGGTGGCGGCGCGCAAAACACTGTCTGCATCGGTCGCCGGTAACAGCGCGCAGTTGGACCGCATTGATGAGGTGATCGTCAACGAGAAGGAGGCAACGTCGCGTTCGCTGCTGAGTTTGCAGACTGCTGTGAACGATAACAAGGCATCCATCAACAGCCTTAACCAGACGTTCTCGGATTACCAGCAGGCTATGGCCACGCAGGTAAACAGCATCACGGCAACCGTCAATGGGCACACTTCAGC